TCTTCSGATCCTTGTGCAAGTTTGTTGAGCTCTTCTCCAAACTTTGTTTTCTTTGTTGATGCTTGATACTGGYYATTTCCAAGCCTWYATCTCCAACWCAGGATCTTGYGTTTGCGGATTTTCTGACTTACCGCGACATTCCGGACTGTTTTACGTTGCTTTAAGCAATCTTTGCGTTTATTTCTCTGCAGTCCCAACTATTACCCTCGAAAATGAACTCATTCTCCGTTCTTTTCTTTTTCTTTTGTGCTTTCTTCTGCGTGGCCCCGGTAATATCGGGGCCCGGTCCAGTGCAGCCCGAGTGGGCTGCGTCCAAGGCCGCAAATTCTATGTGGCCCGACTTGCAGCCAGGTTGGGGGTTTACCTCCCCTTGCCCTCCATGCCCCGTCGCCTCATGTCAATTCCTCTTAGCTCAATCGAGCTTAGACGTGGAGCAAACCTCTGCACCCCCTACTTACAAAGGTCTCATTCTCGATCTGTGGGGGCTCGCATCGAGCGACGCAAAGACGTCGTTCTCAGCGGCTTGCCTGAGTTTACAAAATTCTTGGGCGTCTACTGCCGTTTTCTTGAGCAGGGGTTTCGAAACCGCTTTCCGGCACCTATGCTGGTTAGCGATATACGTGTGGTACTCTCTGCTGCGGTCGATTATTGTCACCAGCGCGCGTTTTATACTGAACAATTCCATACTCGCGCTAGCCGGAACTTCGCTGTTCGTTTGCACAGCGCTCTTGGTGAAGCTGGTACGCTGGATCTTTGGGTTAATGCCCATCTACCTCGTGTTCACCTTTCCAATCTCTGTGGGGAGGTGGATCTGTCARAAACGTTTCTGGGGAAAATTTTCCAGGAACTATGCAGAAGAGAAATGCTGTGAGCAGTTCCTGAGTTTTACAATAAACCAGGACCCTCCCAAGAAGTGCCAGTTGGTCTTCCAGAAGGAAGATGGCAAGCATGCAGGTTATGGGACATGTGTCCGCCTGTTTAATGGAACCAACGGCCTCCTCACAGCTTACCACGTGGCTTCCAATTCGTCAAAGGTTGTCTCTACAAGGACCGGGAACAAAATCCCGTTATCTCAATTCAAACCTTTGATTGTATCTCCGCTTTACGATCAGGTTTTGTATGCTGGTCCGACTGAGTGGGAGTCACTCCTGGGCTGCAAAGGTGTTAACTTTGCTCCCGCCAAGACTCTGGGTGCATCCAAATGCAATATATACCATATCCAAAAGAATGGCAAGTGGGGCTGCACCAATGCAGAAATTGAAGGCCAGTTGAAGCATTGTGAAGGTAATCGYSAKKTGAAGCATTGTGAAGGTAATCGTGATGTGCTTCCTGGCCAACTTTCCGTCCTGTCCAACACTGAACCCGGCCAATCTGGTGCCGGTTATTTCAACGGAAAGACTCTCGTGGCCATCCACGTGGGGGGTTCTCTTGAACGTGAGGACTCTTGCGCGACTTATAATGTCGCGGTCCCTGTACTGCCCAAACCTGGGTTGACATCCCCCCATTACGTGTTTGAGACTACCGCTCCCACATCTGGAGTTTATGACTCCAAAATTTTTACAGCGTTGGATGAAGCGGTGGAACAAGCCGAGAGGTGGGTGAAGATGAAACTATCCAAGGGTGAGACTTTGTGGGCTGATTTGGAAGATGATCTCCCCTATGAAGTGGAGACAAACAAAACGGCTAAAGCCCCTCCCTCATCCTCATCCCCCACTGAAACTTCCCTTGACTGTGAACAGTCGGGAAACGAGATGCGCGGCTCCGTCCGCGGAACAACCGGAAAGACCGCATCAAACCCAGGAAACGCGGCCTCCGCCACCCCAGTAAAAGATATGCCGACTGGGGAACAAATAATGAAGATGTTGGTGGAGAAAATCGCTTCCAATATCAACCTGAAAGAAGTCGAGAAGGCTTCTGTGGAAGCGATCAAGGCACAGGCCCTGAAGAAACCAAGCCGGTCATCACGCCGGCGGCGAAACAAGAACGGCGGCAACAATGGATTGCCAAAACAAACAACTACCGCCGTTTCTTCGACTCCCAGTTCAACTGGGAAGTATGTCCCTCCGAACAGGAGGAAGTCGCCGGCTTCAGGTTCTGCGGCAAAGCCCCCCAATGGTACCATCCCAAGCAAAAACAAGAAGGAGGATGGGGGGAAGAGGTCTGCCGGCWACATCCCGAGATGGGTGAGAAAACCCACGGGTTCGGCTGGCCCCAGTTCGGCCCCCAAGCGGAACTGAAATCCCTGCGGCTACAAGCCGCTCGGTGGCTGCAACGTGCGCAGTCGGCAGAAGTGCCACCCCTTCCGGAAAGGGAGCGCGTGATTAAGCGACTGGTGTCTGCATACAAACAGGCACAATCCATAAACCCAGTCGCAACTATGAGTGGGGAGCTGCTGTGGGAAGATTTTCTTGAATCATTTAAAGAAGCAGTATCCTCTTTGCAATTGGATGCTGGAGTAGGTGTTCCATACGTGGCTCTGGGTAAACCAACCCATCGTAGCCTTGTGGAAGACCCCGAAATGCTCCCGGTCTTGGCTCGTCTCACCTTTGATCGATTAGAGAAGTTATCGAAGGGAGAGATTTGTAGACTCACACCGGAGGAGCTCGTTCGCGAGGGTTATTGTGACCCCATCCGCGTCTTTGTGAAGGGTGAACCCCACAAACAGAGCAAACTTGATGAGGGACGCTACCGCCTTATCATGTCAGTATCATTGGTTGATCAATTGGTAGCCCGGGTTCTCTTCCAAGAGCAAAACAAGAAGGAGATACAGCTCTGGAGGGTCGTTCCCTCAAAACCCGGTTTTGGCCTATCTACTGATGGGCAAGTGCTAGAATTCACGGAAGCTCTGGCCCACAAGGTAGGGGTAACTCCCCAAGATTTAATTGAAAATTGGAAACAATACCTTGTGCCCACTGACTGCTCCGGCTTTGACTGGAGCGTTGCGGACTGGATGCTCGATGATGATATTGAGGTCCGCAACCGCCTCACCAGAGGTCTGACACCAGTGACGGCTTTGCTGCGCCGAAACTGGAAACATTGCRTAGCGAATTCTGTGCTGTGCTTGTCGGACGGGACCCTGTTGGCACAATGTGTGCCCGGGGTACAAAAGAGTGGGAGCTACAACACGAGCTCCTCTAATTCCCGAATCCGAGTCATGAGCGCCTATCACTGTGGCGCCACCTGGTGTTGTGCTATGGGCGATGATGCCCTTGAATCAGTGGACTCCAACCTAGAGGAGTATAAACGTCTGGGTTTGAAAGTCGAGGTGAGTGGAAAACTGGAATTCTGCTCTCATATTTTTGAGTCTCCCTCCCTCGCCACCCCTGTGAATGTAGGTAAAATGCTCTATAAACTTATATATGGCTATAATCCAGGGTGTGAAAATCTCGAGGTCACTGCCAACTATTTGGCTGCCTGCTTTTCCGTGTTTAATGAGTTAAGGCATGACCCCGAGTTGGTCCGTGTTTTATATGAGTGGTTGGTTCTTCCAGTCCAATCACAAAACAATACGTAAGGACCATCCGGAAAACTAGCCAAGCACACGCGAGTTGCAAGCATTGGAAGTTCAAGTCTCGCTACAACAAGCCCAACAATAGATTATAAATTTCTCGCAGGATTTTCAAGCGGTCTATTGGCAGCAATACCTGTAACGGTAGTAGGGCTTTATTTCGTTTATCTAAAGATATCAAGCCACGTGAGAGCAATTGTTAATGAATACGGTCGTGGCTAGAAACAATGGCATGGGGAGACGCAAACGGCGCAACAGACGCGTTACGAGGCGTCAGCGAGTGGTTGTGGTCCAAGCCCCTGGGCTACCACGCCGCGGAAGACGACAACGACGAAACCGCCGACGCGCTTCTCGAGGAGGCAGAGCTGGAGGAGGACGCTCGAGCGAAACATTTGTGCTATCAAAGGACAATCTCGCGGGCAGTTCCTCTGGATCAATCACCTTCGGGCCGTCTCTATCAGAGAAGCCTGAATTCAGTTCTGGAATACTCAAGGCCTACCATGAATATAAGATCAYSAKKRTCWYATTRSAGTTCATCTCCGAGGCCTCTKCCACCTCSTCAGGYTCCATCGCTTATGAGCTKGACCCMCAYTGCAAATACAGCTCCCTCCAATCCTCGATTAATAAATTCGGAATCACCAAGAATGGATCCAGGAGTTGGAGCTCAAAGTTTATTAATGGGGAGGAATGGCACGACGCATCCGAGGAYCARTTYCGAATCCTATACAAAGGAAACGGGGCCTCGTCGATTGCGGGGTCGTTCAGGATCACCTTCAAGTGCCAGTTCCAGAACCCTAAATAGGTAAACGATAGTTCCCCCCCCCCCCCSCCCCCACCACCTCAGCCTGGTCCAAGTCCACCTCCCCCTGAGCCTAAACCCTGTAAAGGGGCAAGGTTTTGGGGTTATGAGGGAGTACCACAAAATAAGATAATCACCGCGGAAAATGATAGAAATATTGATGTACGTGGTTTGAATTTTGTCAACATGGACAAGTGGGAAGATGACAACTGGACCTCTGTTCAACTCCAAGCCAACTACTTCAAGAATGACTCTCAGTATGCGGAACCCTAYATGGTAGTACCAGCTGATCGAGGWAARTTYCAYGTRTAYATTGAAGCTAGTGGCCTTATGGCCGTAAAATCGGTTGGAGGAAAGGCTGACAACTCCTGTCGAGGTTTTATAGCTTATGATACATCCAGGAGAGGTTGGAATGTGGGAAATTATAAAAGTTGTGTTATTGAAAATTATAAATCTAAAACCAACTTTGTGCTGGGTCACCCCGATTTAAATATAAATGGCTGTAAATTTGATTCAGCCAGGGGTATGGAAGCTGATTGGTATGCTTCCTTCCAACTGACTTGTGATGACGACGATGGAGCGTGGATTCTTTACGCTCCCCCCATCCCTAAGGACAGTTTGTATAATTACACTGTCTCTTATGGTGAGTACACTGAGAATATGTGTGAATGGGGTACCGTGTCCATATCAGTTGATGAAGACAATCAGGGGAACGAAATCAAGATCAAGCCAACGAAGGGGGAATTGCGTTGGTCTTACCCGGAAGCAGATTTCTTCCGAGAGAGTCAAAGACAAGACTTTAAAACTCCAACTGAAACACCAGTTGTATCCGTTAACTGGGCGGGTTCTCCTGAGAACAATGTTTATGTTCCAGGAGATGAGGTCGAGCAGGTTCCAGACTATGTGGGTGGAAACCCCTGGGATAATATTGGCGATCAACAATCACCGCCGGAACCTGACAGGTCTTCTACAAGATCTTCCCTTAAGGGAACACTTCGACCTAGAGAGCTGCCTCAGCCTCAACCAACAAGAACAATCACAAAATTTGAACCAAATCCTGATTTAGTTGAGGCTTGGAGGCCCGATATTAATGTCGGATACTCTAAGGAAGACGTAGCTGCTGCAACGATAATAGCCCATGGATCTATCCATGAAGGCCGCGAAGCCTTGCAAAGAAGGGATAAAGCCGTTTTAGGGTCGAGAAGTAGATGGGGTCTCTCGTCTACCTCCTCTTTGACAGGTGGGACCCTCAAGGCTAGCGCGTTGTCTGAGAAGCTAGGAAAGCTAACCACCACAGAGCGAGTTCAATTTGAAGATATTAARCGTCGCCTTGGTCGGACTAGAGCTTCGGAGTATCTAGAAGAAAAGCTCTCTGAAAAACAAGAAGGAAAACTTTAAAACCCCAACTGGCATGGTGTCCCAGTTGAGTATTACTCTTTGCATTAGCGCCTTGATGCATAGAAGCACTTTGTCAAGAGGTGAACGAACGTTCTTCGTGAGCTAGTAGGCATGAAAGTAGCCGTTGGGGGATATGGAAATCCGGG